GTCGTAGACTCGTTCGTCACTGTGTGAGGAAGAGTTTAACGATGGGCCCATATAATATGGGCCTTCTCGTAGATTACTGGAAGTCGCTCTGCAACTTCCTGTATAATAGATTGGCTGGTATCCAGCCGTCTATTGAAAAGCCTAGTTCAAGGAATCCTTTTACTAGACTTTTATCCTGGCCCATGATCCAAAGGATCACAAGTCAGGATGTGGACAAACGTCTCTTAGAGAGGTTTGCCCACTTAACGTCTTCTCGCCAGCTACCGGCCGGCGATAAACGTGCAGAAGAGAAGGCTCTGAGAGTCTTCCAAACTTCTGTTACAGAACCTTTTCTATTGGAGAAGGAACTGTATACTCAGATCTTTGAGGTTTCCACAAGGATCGGAGAAAAATGTGTCGCACTTAGTGATCGACCCATTGTAACGAAACCGCATATCTCAATGAGTATAGCGGGATCGTATGCCGCAACCACCCTAGAAGGGGGAAGAGGCAAAGAGATAAGAGAAGCTCTTATCTCTCGACTAACTGTACGACCTGAGGTCGACGAGATAGTTGACACACCCTTCGGACTACTAAGTTGTCCAAAGGGTTGTGAAAGATGGAGGTATTGGTGTCGAAACGAACCATACACCCATTATACGGACACTCCCTTTGGGAGTGCCATACAAGAAGAGGAGTTTGCAAAGCTACACCTCTACTTTCAAGGATTTGATGAAGCCATTGGCGCTCAAATCCTTGTTACTGCCTATCTCGACTTTGTCGAATGGCAGTTAACCGGTTTAGGGATTCCCTGTCGGGTACTAACAGTACCCGAACCTGGTTTTAAAGCCAGAATAGTGACCACAGGTCCTTACTGGCTTAATGTACTTCAGCAGGGCTTAGCCCATCAGCTGAAGGACATACTGAAGGGACACCCCTCTGTGAGGAGTTCTCTCCAGAAGACTGATCAGGCTTGGCAAAGCCTATACCTTTTCAGTCAACAAGGGTATCCAGAGGATTA